GGCAAGAACAATTCAATCCCCCGGTGTAGAAATAAATGAAATAGATCTTAGTTCACGTACAGTGTTCCCGATCGGTACAAACGTACATATACAAGGATTCTCGGCTAACGGACCAACCGACGAAACTTTGTCAGTGAGTACATTCTCTGAATTTGAGACGATATACGGAGCACCTACCAATGCTGCTGAGAGATATTACTATCATACAGTAAAGTCGGCTTTCAATAGCCCCGCGAACATAATGGTGACCAGATTACCATATGGTAACAAAAAAGGTGACGGTTTCACCGATGAGCTATACAGTGCTCTAGTGTTACCAGTGAGTGGTAACGATAGTTATGCGAACCCTGTCACAGGTAGTTACCTGACAGACAAGGTTGTGTTGACTGGATCTAACGGCGAAGCAATCGATGATTTAGACGGTGAACAAGATGGAGCAACCAAACTAGGTAGTGTGGCAGACAGCACAGAGCTGATGTTCGGTACACCCACCAGAATCGATCTGCTTCCAGAAGAGTATCAAGCCATCAAAAATGGTGAGGTTAACTTCATTGAGAATTGTTTGTTACCATTGAGTGATAGTGACGGTTCAGTTGATCGCGGTGCATTGAGTGATCGATCAGATGACATCAAAAACGCCATGAAGTTTGATGATTTACCAGCATATGCTGATGCCAGTGTTTCAGCTGAGCGATTAGAAGCATTGTATGATGTTAATGGTAAAAGAAAGCTTTCAGAATTTAAGAAGCGTATCAAATATGCTGGTATGTTGTTGGTCAACAAAGCTCAAACAACAATCAACACCTATTTCGAAGGTTACTACCTTGCATTTGGAGACAACATGCAATTCGCGATCAATGATGGTGTGGATGATTCCACAAACTTCTTTGACGCGATTGATGGTATGAAAACATTCGGTGAGAATGGAACATACTTTGATGTACCACCTGTACGTCAAAACTACCACACCACTACTCACACAGTGACCGGTGCTGGTGGAAGTATCAGTGAAGTGTTTGAGAACATTCCAAATTTTGACATCGCTAATGATGAAAATCGTGACGTGATTGGAATTGGTGTATTCAAACTACGCAAAAGTATTTACGCAACAGACACCACCATGTTGGACTTCAGTTTAGATGAAGCTCACGTTGGATCGATGGATGCTTACAAGCAAACAGCCAACATCAGTGGTGGTAAGCCCAAGAGTTTCTACATTGAAACAATTGATGCTAACAGTTCGTTGCTCACAGTGTTTGTCAACAAACAAATCTCTGAACTTGCCGGTACATTTTTGACCGACACAGAGAATCCATTGACACCCAACACCAACATCAGATTTCATCCGGAAGCTCAACGTTATGCATGGGCCACCGGAAGTTATCAAGAAGAGGTACCTGCCAGCTCCAAGAAGAGCATCGGTAGCATAGTAGCCAAAGTTGAAAGAAACTTTGACAAGCTCGCTAATCTCGATGAATATGACATCGACATCACACTTGATGCAGGATTGAGCACAGTGAACACATACGTTCAGTACATTCAAGAGAAGAAAAAGTATCAAGCTTTCGAAAAATGGTTAGATGCAACAGATGCTGAAGGAAATTCACTAGGAAATTCACTTGATTACACAAATGATGCTGGTGAGAATCTAGCTCAAATGAATTCAAACGGTACATTACCTTTTGAATACCCAGAAGACCCGGACATCAGTGTTGCATTTGATGATGAATTAGTCGTAGACACCACCGGATTGTTCGGTAACACTCTCAAAGACAGCACCGGAGACGCTGCTGACTGGGTAGGTTTACAAGGAGTCCCAACATGGGGCGGTCAACAATGCATCAATGCATGGAAGGCAGTAGCCAATTCGTACATAATTTTCGCGCAAGATCGTCGGAAAGACCACATAACAATCCTGGATCCAATGAGATACATTTTTGTTCAAGGTAGAAACGGTGTGGCCATGAAGGACACAACCAAGAACTTCAGTCAACATGTGTTTTACCCGTTGAAGCACTTGTTAAGCACTGTGAATACTAACTATGCAGCCTGTTACGGTAACTGGGTAAAACAGTATGATGCGTTAACAGACAAGAACGTCTGGATGCCACCTAGTGGAGTGATCGCAGCATCATATGCTACAAACGATTCAGTATATCAACCATGGTTCGCACCTGCTGGTTTCACTAGAGGTTTGATAACCAATGCACTGGAAGTCGCTCTACGACCAAATCAGAAACAACGTGATCAGTTCTACAAAATAGGATTGAATCCAATCGCGTTCTTCCCAGGAGACGGTTATGTGATATTCGGACAAAAGACATTACAAGCCAAACCAAGTGCTTTCGATCGGATCAACGTCCGGAGAATGTTCTTATACTTGGAAAAGGCAGTCAGAAAGACCATCAAGTATTATGTATTTGAACCAAACACGTTCAGTACACGTCAAAACATACTAGCGGTACTCACACCCATATTCCAACGGGTCAAGAGCACACAAGGTTGTTACGACTTCTTGATAGTATGTGATGAACGAAACAATCCACCGGTAGTGATTGACAGCAACGAGCTAGTCGTTGATATATACATTAAACCAGTAAGAGCAGCCGAGTTTATCTTGGTTAACTTCTACGCAACTAGAACAGATCAAAACTTCGGTGAATTGATCGGATAACCCACAAATAGACTAAATATTTTAGGAGAAAAATTAATATGGCAGATATAACAGATTATGATATAGAACACTTCTACGACAATTTGATTGTCCGTGAGGTAGCAAGAAAGCATCAATTCCGCGTAACAAGCATCAGCACCGGTTTCGGTCAGGACGTACCTGAAGGTATAAACGACTTAGAAAACAAGCTGTTAGTAGAGAGTACCACACTACCCTCACGTAACGTGACTAATGTGCCTTTGAACTTCCACGGTATCAAGTTCAACTTACCTGGTAATGCAGAGTACACAGGCAGTGATGCTTGGAACGTAACATTCCGCTTGGATCAACAGTTGAACATCCGTCGTATATTTGAAGACTGGACAACAGCGATATTTGACGACAGAACAACCGCCGGTAGTATTGTACGTAGTAACGATGCATACTTGGTGATCAGTTTATTCGATCAAATGGGAGGCTCACATGACCAATACGTGTTATGGGGAGTATACCCAACAGAGGTGGGAGCACTTGATTACGATGTAGGAACTGATGGTGATTATGTTACATGTCAGGTGACTCTGGCTTACCATTACTGGAGCCGTCAAGGTACAAACGCATTCAACAACAGAGCAATCGTTGTCGATCCAGCAGAAGGTGGAGGAG